CATCCTTCCAACTCAGGCCACTGTTAAGCCTGAGTTACCTTCCAACCGCAGTTAAGCGGCTAGAGGGACCCAAGTTGATTGAGCCCCACCTGTAGAAACCTTTCTACAGGTCGTTCTCGTCTTTCGACGAAACGCAAATGGCTTTTGAGAGCTTGCGCCCCTTAAGGCCGCCATAAGCAACGCGACTGGGTAACCAGCGCTTTCCTCCGAGTATCTATCACGAATTGCTTGTGACAGAAGCTCAGTCCAGCTCCAGGACATTGTATCTTTGTGAAAAGACGAATGTTTTGAAGTGAGGAAAACATCATAGTCAACCTCGAGAGCCGTATCGTCAGGTCCTTTATAGGGTCTGATAAACGGGCAGTTTTCGGAGTCTAAGATCGCAAAGATTTCCCTGCGAACTTCGACGAAGAAAATTGCTGTCTCTTCTGATCGACGAGTGATGTTGGAAAACTTGATCATGTTTTGAACTGAGTCCAATTCATAGTCAAGTGTTACTGGTCGTACATTACGACCTGCGTACCAATCCGCACCGCACGATTCTCTAAAAAGACCAGAAGAAAAGGTCTTCTTGGAGTTCGGCGTGAATCCGAATTCCTTCAACGAAGATATTACATCTTCGAAGATGGATTTCCTGACAATAATGTCATCACCATATACTGCAAAGTCGCGACTAGCGGCTCCGCAAGCATGGGCGATAGCACCAAAAATCAGTGATTCGAGCGGAAAAGTGAACCCATTGCCCATTGATGAGAACTTCTCGTAACGCATAGAAGATAAATCTTCGTCGAAACGATAAGCAGGCGACCTAAGGCGGTTCAAGAGATTGAACCAATCCGGCGGAAGCAAATCACGTACGAGCTCGATGGATATCGAGTCCGATGCGTGACTCAAGTCAATGGTACAGTACGGATCGTTCTGATCAGGGAGAGAACCTTGACGAGCTAACTCTTGATTGCGTGATTGATCGGTTAGATCAATTCCTGCTCTCTTGAGCAAAGTCTTCATCTCGGCTTCAACCCCCTTCTGGACCCAACTGTTAAGAATGGGCTCTACTGCGATCGCTCTATGAGTTTTCGCAGTTTTGGGAACAAAGGTTACTTTATTGTGGTCGACGATCTCTACGCGATCAAGTACGACCCTCTTAAGTTCTTCAAAGTCAGAAACGGAGCGATCCGCACCGACTAAGAGTTCCCAAAAGAGGGGATCGCGCTTGATGCAAGCGAGAAAGTACGGAAGAGCACCGTGAGTAGATGTCCACTTCTCGGCAAACATTTTTCTTACGAAAGACGTTGCGTCGCCGTGTACACCGATCGATGCTCCAGGTCCAAAGCCACACTTCCCGTAAATCCGGTCCATTTTCGGTTTGTCACCGATTATGTACCTGATCCAACGACGAGCCTTCTCACGAAGGCTCGCCTGCGGGTCCCAACCCCGTCTATGACGGAGAAAGGCTAAGTTCGCCGCTTTACATTCCTCTTCCGCGAGGGAGAAGGTTTGCTTGGCGGCCCCTTCAGGGTCAAGACCTTGGAAAGTCTTGTCAAAAGGGTACTTTTTGATAAGTGAAGCAATCTGAGCACGAGCGAAGTCAAAACCGCTCGCGGAAAATGCACTGCTTTCCAGCTCAGAAGCGAACCCAAGAAGAGAATCGCCTTGGCGTGCTCGATAAGCACCTTCAAAGCGTTTCCTCTCCGAGAGTCCGACATGTATCTCCACAAGACCGGCCACCAAGTTCACGTAAAACGTGTTCTTGGAAGCCGACAACAGAGCGTCCTTCCGTGATTTCCACAGAAGCAGATTCTTGACGCGTTTGGATTTCATTTCGATCTCCAATGAATGTTTTCAGGCCAATTGCGACTGCTGCCAAGATGAGCAGCAGAACGACCAACTGGACAAAGTGACGAGACTCC